TGCACTGGTAATAGAAGCTTGTGTTCCACCTGTAACTGTGGCTGCTGTACCTGAAGCATTACCTGTTACATTACCTGTTAATGGTCCTGCGAAAGCATCAGAAGTTACTGTGCCATCAAAGAACGCATCTTTAAATTCTAAAGAGCTTGTACCTAAATCTATTTCATTATCAGTTACAGGATATAGTGCACTAGAGGTTAGTGTTAATCTAGCTGCATTATCTGCTTTAAAATCAATTTCATTTGCTGTTCCAAAGTCAATAGCAGTTTGAGAATCTTCTCCCATTATTAAATCTGTAGCATAAATCGAAGTTATACCTGTTTGTGCTGCATCTACTGTAAAGGTTAAATCATATGGATCACCATCAGAACCAGTTGAAGTGTCTGTCCAGTTTGTAGTTATACCTGAACCAATAAACTTAACTTCTTTAGCATCTGAAATAGCAACTTCAGTACCATCATCATCTTCTAATTGGAAAGATGTCATGCCACCAGCTTCAGCATCTACATAAGCTTTAACTGATTGTTGTGTTGGTACAAGTGTTGCTGAATCCGAAGACATATCATCTTCATCAACAAAAGCTGTAATCGTTATTGAACCATCTGACAAACTTCCATAAGTTACTGTGCCTGATGCTGTTACACCTACACTAGATACTAATCCTGTACTAGGATTATAAGTTAAACCTGTATCTGTTTCAGCACCTTGTGTGCCTGTTGCTCCATCTACAAATACAGGATAAACAGTCTCATTTGTGCTATTATTCGCTGTTGCTGTAAATGTATCTACATTACCAGTTACATCTCCAGTTATATCACCTACGAATGCCGTTGATGTAATACTTGTTGCACCTGTAACTACTCCTGCATCTACACTAATTGTTCCGTCTAATAAAATTGCTGATCCTGCAGCAGGTTCAATATTAATTGCTGCTCCAGAATCTAAAGTTAGTATTCCTGCTGAATCAATATCTACTGTACCATCGGCAGTTATTTGAATATTAGCTGCGGCTGCGGCAGCGTCTGTAGTTACTATACTAAGTGTTCCATTAGTTCCTGCCGTCAATACAGCCGTATCACTACTAGAACCTGTCATAGTTACAACTTTGCCATTTATAGCGACATCATCAACTGTTAAAGCAGTCAATGTTCCTAAACTTGTTATATTGGTTTGAGCTGCTGTGGTAACAGTTGCTGCAGTACCTGAAGCGTTTCCTGTTACATCTCCTGTTAATGCTCCTGCAAAAGCTGTCGCAGTTAGTGTTCCTGAACTTGGATTATAAGTTAAGTTACCATCTGATTCTAAACCTAAATTACCACCATCTACATCACCACCTGCTGTAAAGATAACAGCATTACTTTCATTTGTACTTTCATTATCTGTTATAGTAACTGTAGTTGCAATAGCTGCAGTACCTGTAGTATCTTGGTTAAGTGTGCCAACTGTAAAGTCTAATGTATTGTCACCATCTTGATAAGCTACAGTTATACCTGATTCAGTATTTGAACCAACCATAGCTCCTACAGTATCTGCAATAGTTTCAGCTAGAGTAACTCCATCAATAGTTATTGCGTCAGCTTCTAATGTACCATCTATGTCTGCATCGCCTGAAATATCTAAACTTGTTGCATCTACTTCACCTGCTACTGTTAATACACCACTTGTTAGTGTCATTAAATCAGTATCTGATGTATGTCCTATAGTTGTGCCATTAATTATAACATTGTCAACTGTTAAAGTTGTAAGAGTTCCTAATGAAGTTATATTAGATTGAGCAGCCGTTGTTACTGTAGCTGCTGTACCACTTGTGTTTCCTGTTACATTACCAGTTATATTACCAGTAAATGTTGAAGTAACACCTGTAGAAGTTAGCATTCCTGTACTAGGATTGTATGTTAAACCTGTATCGCTTTCTGCACCTTGCGTACCTGTAGCTCCATCAACAAAGATAGGGTATACAGTTTCGTCTGTACTATTATTTGCACTGACTGTTACGCTTGTTGCTAAAGCTGCTGTTCCTGATGTGTCCTGATTAAGTGTTCCTATAACAAAGTCTAGAGTATTATCTCCGTCTTCATAGGTAACTGTAATGTTTGTCTCGGTATTAGAGCCTACCATTGCTCCAACTGTGTCAGCTATATATTCGTTAAGAGCTGTTCCGTCTACTGTATAAGCATCGGCTTCAAGAGTTCCATCTATGTCTGCATTACCACTAATATCTAATGTGGCTGCGTCTAGTTCTCCTGATATAGTGATGTTAGTACCACCAGTTATAGCACCATCCATTGCGACAGCACCATTAATATCTATAGTAGTAGCAGTAAGTTCAATCTCTGTATCAGATACTAAATCTAATACACCATCAGCAGATTGATAAATATAAGTACCTGAATCACCGAATTGTAATTGGTCGGTACTTGAAATAAGTAAGCCTGTATCGACTACGTGAGTTAAGGAAACATCTTGATCATCACCAAAGTTTATAACTGCTTCATCAGCAAGAAAAAGATCACTAAATTCTAAAGCACTTGTACCTAGAGCAGCACCATCAGATGCATCAGGTACGAAAGCTGTAGTAGCTGTTATTGTTGTGCCTTGAAGTGTACTAGAACCTGTGACAGCTCCTGTAACTGCTAGAGTACTTGATAGCGTAGTAGCTCCAGTAACTCCAAAAGTTCCTGCTACTGTACCATTTACATCTACGTCAAGTGTATCAATATGTGCAGTACCATCTATGAAAAGGTCTTTAAATTCTAGAGAGCTTGTACCTAAATCTACATCACTATCTGTTACTGGAGCTAATACTCCATCAGAAATTCTAATTTGTTCTACTGCTGCTGAAGATACTTCTACAAATACTCCCCAAGTATTACCTGATACAGCAATTTTATTTAAAAAGTCTAAATCACCTATTGTATGAATATTACCACCATGTCCTGCTGTACCATCGTGTCTGTGTCCTGTAGAACCTACAGTACTTGAATGATATGCAAATGCATTGACTAGTTGATTGTATTCGTTATTAAATAAAGCTGCTGTGATAGTATCACCATCACTCATTGAACTTTGTCGTGTATAACTGTATGCCATTGTTATTGTCTCCCTGAAGGTACGTAATCTATATATAAACCATTAACTGTATAAGGTGAGTTTTGATCATCACTAAATATTCTAAAATAATTGCTATGTCCACTTCCCTCTACTACTTGTCTTGTTATCGGATCAGAAGATGCTCCAAATATATGTCCTGCTGTAGCTCCAAAAGCTGCTGTACCAAATATAGAAGGCTTATCAATAGATAAACTGTAATCAGAAGGCTGTGGAGTATCTGGATCATCAAAGTTGTATCTTATTCTTAATTTGGTAGCTACTGTGCCTTCTGGTGTTGCTGATATTTTAACGTATTTTAAAGTCTTTAATGTTCCTAAGTCTCCATAATCTAAATCAGGAGTTTGATATTCAGCTACTATATTAGTCTCCGTACCTGATGTATCCAGTAAATTATCTCCTGTATCATGGTTAAATACTCTTCCTGCATAATCTCCATGATAATGCTTTTCAACTCCACTTGAATCAAATCCTGAAGTTGTAGCAGCACTTGCATCTATTCCAAAAGTTTCTGACCATTGAAATTGGGTAAAGCCTTGTTCGTTTGTTTTAAGTGTGCCTATTATTCCTTCGGCTGCATCACCTGAAGAACTAGAACCATAGTATAAGCGATATTGAGATTTATTTCTAATAACAATAGTGCTTATATTATAAGTTCCTACATTATCTGCAATTTCTTTTATTATTGGCTGAATAGATCGACTAACGGTACCTAATTCAACGTCACCAATTCTTACTGTACCAGCTAATGTTCTTATTCCATCTGGTGCTAAGAATACTAAGTCACCACCAATTTCCTGAATACTCTTACCATCTAAACAACCTATGTTCTTTGTAACTGGTGCTACTGCTATTGTATCTGAATTATTGATATTACTTAATTTCCAAATACTATTTCGACAGAATATTATTAAGTCCTCCCTAAAGCTTTTAAGTCCTACTACTTGATCATCAAGTTTAATAGCTCCACCATCATTCGCAAAATCATCTATATCAGCTCCAGTAATTTTAGCTGAATCACTATAATAAATAGTATTAGGTGCTGTAGCTGCTCCTCCGACTATTAAGTGTTTATCATGCATAGTACAGAACTTAGGATAAACTGTACTGCTTACTGTAATTGTTTTAGCAAAAAAGGTACGACTACTTAATGCTGAACCAGTACCTGTCATTTTGAAGTAGAAAGGTAATGCACCTGATCCTTCATCGGTTATAATTACTTCTCCGTAATCAGTATCACCTTCAAAAGTTGCAAAATTTGCTAAACCTTGTGAGGTTCTAGCTACAGCACTACGACCTGTAAAGGCACTATAGTTATCTCCT